TTCAACTTTTTTTGCGCTTGCATAATCTTTTCTTGAATGATTGCGCGCTTGGTCATTAGTTCGTAAACGCCGTACGCGGCAGCGCCAACTCCTAATACAACAGCAAAAGTAGCAATCGCATTTTTGTTTTCGTTTATGAACTTAGCCGTTGAAGCCAACAGCGGAATTAAGTTACCTACTGCCTTCAAAAGTAGATTGAATACCGGTAATAGTGCGTTTCCTACGGCAACTTTTGCGTCAGCAAACTGCGCTGAAAGTGTTTTCATTGAGTTGGCTGTACCAAGAGATGTACGCGCGTAATCGCCCTGCGCCTTTGTTGTTTGTTCCATGACAAGCGCGTAAGTGACCTGCGCCTTGATAGCAGGATCCATGACGCCCTTGATCTTGCCAAAGCCCATTTCCATAGCCTTGTTTTTCAAAGTCACATCATTAAGCGCAATACCAAATCTCTTCAGCGGTTCTGTTTCACCAGACAAGCCTGAACGCAAAGCGTTAAGTGAATCGGTGGTACTCATGTTGTTGAAAGATCCTAAGTCAGCCGCTAACTGAACCATTGAAAGCGACATGTCTTGCGACTTTTCTTTTGTAACGCCTAGCGCTTGAAATAAGTTTCCGTATGTACCAGCGGCTTCAAGAGCCTCTTGGTTAGACATACCCATGCTCTTTGCGGCTGATTCGCCGAACTTGTATACCTCATCAGCGGTGTCGCCAAACACTACGGCCACTTTAGAGATAGATTCGTTCATGTCGCTTGCCGCCATGATTGAGTCTTTTGCGAAAGTTGCTAGTTGAGTACCTGCGAACGCAAGACCCATAGCCGCGCCAACCTTTTTAAGGGTGGTTGTAAAGTTGCCCATGCCTTTACCAGCGGTTTTAACGTTATCGTCAATGCCTTTGATACCAGCCTCAGCCTGAGCCAAGCCCGCTTTCAGGTTTGCTACATCGGCTTCTAATCGAATTAGAATTGGTGGAATCGAACTCATATTGACCCCCCAATCGCTGCTGTAAATGCTCCCGTGAAGATCCTGTTAAGCGTACCGTCTTGAATCAGTTTTTTCGCTGCTGGCTCCATGTACGGATATTTTACCCCTGATTTCCACCTTGGGCTTCCTAATTCTACCGCGCGCGCGTATTCAGCCGATGATGAAACATCAGCAACGTATCCAGCAAAACCTTTCACAGGCCGCTGAGCAACAATGCGATTTACTAGGTTGCCCGTGACTACGTTTGGCCCTGGCCCAGTACCTTGTATGCGTGGCGTGTTAGCAGAGTGCGCGCCAGTGTTAGCGTTGCGTTTTGCTTCACCCTCAACCATTAGCGCGGTCTGATTGGTAGCAATCATTGCGGCTAGATCAATTTGTTTTTCAGTGAGGTTAAATCCAGCCAACACTTCAGCAAGGTTTGTGACTTTAATAGTCATTATCCACTTTGCCGTTCTGCCTTGACCTGATCTACGGTAATAGCGATTGCCATTATCCAGTCTGCGGTATTCGCAGGAAGGTTATCTACCTGTTCAGGTGTCCAACCAAACCTATCCGCCATTTGATAGTAGTACCACTCTGAATCTGGATACTCTAAATCATGGTGGCGGTGACTACCCTCTAAAAGCCACTTTAGCCTTTGGAGTTTTCGGTAATTACTTTTGGGTCTGCGTCTGCGCTATCGTCTGTGACGTTAGGGAATAGGTACTTCTGTGCGTCTTTAGTTTCTTCAACCAACGCGTCATAGTCAGCCATAGTCAATTCATCGAGTGAGTCAATCTTGACTGCTGGAATAATAAGATCCAGCGACCAATCCTCAATAAGCATGGCGATTAGTGCGTCACCAAGAGCCATAGCCCTGCTGAGATCGCCGCCTTCTGACTCTGCTGATTTCAACACGCGCTTGCGATCCTTAATACGCAATAGTGAAGGATCTTTAAGTGTTACTGACGCGCCTGACGGTAATGTAATTTTCTTAGACATTTTGCCTCCTGTTTGTTTGCCTTCCGTTTATCATAACAAAAAAAGAGTAGGTGGGCGGGATTGCGGGAAGGCAGTCGCAATCAACCTGACCCCACCTACTCAAGTTTTTTAGACGTAAGTGCCAGAGGCCTTTGCGTTCTTTAGTACCCACTTGATGTTGGAGAAACCAGCGGTTGCTCCTGCGTCAGTGGTGTTACCTTGCGCGTTGATGTCCACAGTAACTTGAACAAAGTCTTGACCGCGCTCAATCACTGCCGCTGTGTAAGCGCCCTTTGTGATTGTTGCTTGGATCTGAGTCAGTGCCGCGCCTGTACCAGTAGACCAATCCAAAACAATGGCTGGTTGGGTGTTGGTTAGGTAGCGAGTTAGTTCTGTGTCATTTTCCATAATGAACGTAACCTTGCCTGTGGTTTCTAATGGCCCAAGGAACACGTTGAAAGGGTTTTGGGTGTTAGAGATACCGTATACAGGGGTGACGTTACGCTTCATGTCAATGTTGCCGTTCATGCTGGTTGATACAGCAGATCCGCCGATTGAAACAGTACCGTTCCAAACAGGTGTTGGCAGAATTGTCGAGAATGTAGGTGTTGGTGTTGCGGCAGCGGCTGAGATGAAACCCGTTGTCTTTGTGTCATATTCAAGTAAGCCGTCAGCGCTGAACTTCAAAGAGAAGTCAGAGAATTGGCAACCTGGGTATGCGCGAACTGCGGCGGCGTAGAAGTCGGTCAGCGTGTATGAAATTGGCTGATCGTCTGCTGCGGCTACTGCTGAGTTCTTTAATGAGATTGTATGAGTGAAAGGTGCTGAAGCGCCTACTGTTGCTACAGATCCTAGAAGGCCAGCAAGTGAATAACCAATTGTGTCGGCAAATCCAGCGCTTGAAAAATCAAATGTTGAACGGTTGCGGCCTGGGATGTAGTTGTAATTGACTACGTTTGAACCACGAAGGCCAGTGTCATACAACGGATCAATAATATCAACAGGTTTAACGCTGTCTTTCATTACTGGGATAAAATCGGTTGGTGCTACTGCTGTACCTTTGGTCACTTCTTTAGCGATACCAAGATACGAGCGTACGGATTGCTGTACGGACATTACTTCACCTCACTTGCGATTGGGTCTGACGCGGCAGACGGGGTTGTTGTTGGTTTTGAAAATGGTTTTGAACCAACAGAGAAATCTGGGTGTTCAAATCCTTCTGGTGCGTCAAACTCATCACCTGTTTTCACTGTGATCCCAAGCGTAGGGAACACTCTTTCTTCAGTTCCGTTATACGTTACTTTCATCATTTCTCCTATGCTTGGATCATTTCTGTTACTGCGAATTCTATCTCAGCAAAAGTTTCCGTAGCGCCGCTATCGTTTGTCGAAGGCTCGCCATACCTAGCAGCAATCACTGGTTCAGCGCCTTGCCAAACCAACACGCCTGTCGGATCACCAAAGTTGTGATCTGAGCGTAGGCGAGTCTTGATGTTGTCTATGAGTGTATCAAAATCAGTCATTGCGTCTTGCGCGTTTCTATGTAGTGAGTGCGAATAGACCTGAAGTATCACTGTGTAATCTACGCGCTTCCAGCCGCTTGTTGCGCCGCCTATTGCTAGACGGGTTTCATTCTCTGAAGCAATAAACACGACAACAGCAGATCGAGTTAATTGACCTGCGGTTGAGTTTGTTTGAAAGTTTATGCGCTTCGGAAATGAGGTCAATACCTGATTGAGTGTATTGATCTGCGGCGATGATATAAATGCGGCGAGTGTAGCCCTGACGCCAGTACGCCCTGCCATTATCTGACCCTGCGGTACAGATTGATCATTTCTAGCGCCAGAGCAATTTCTGAACCGTAACGATCAGCGCCGACAAAGTTTCTAGACGGTGATGTTGTGATGTTCATAGTCATAGAAGCGTCACCGCGCATTTTGAGCATAGCCGTTGTAACAAGGATTGCGGCCTGTTTAATCGCGGTTGGTAGATTTCCTATCGCAACCCCGCTTGCGTGGCTGTATGCCAGCGCAGAGGCCGTTAAAATGGTGTTAGAGCCGTATACATAAGACGATGAAACCGTGATTGTTTCACTGCTAGCGCCGTCATAGATCCGATACCGTTCGCCAGCAATAAATCCAGATGAGTCAGCAACAGTGAATGAAGATTGAGTCGCAGTCGCGCTCGCAATCGTTGTATTGACGTATCCAGCGATGTAAGAATACTTAACGAACACTTGCTGGCGAGATCCTACGCCGCCAAAGGCCAATGGGCCAGCGCTTGAATAGTTAGTTGAGATCTGCGACAGGGGAATAATGATCTGTTGATTTTCAAACCATGATTGCGAAGGATCAGGTAGCGCTACAAGGTTGTTTGGGTCAGATCCGTATGAAAGAGTGTTAAGAGAAAGCACAGGATTACGATTTGGGTGTAGGGCTAAGTATCCCTGAGAGGTGATACGGGTGCGCTGTGTTTCGTTTACAAGCCCTGCTGTCAGATCTTGATTCAAATACTCATTTAAGAAAGATGTTGCGCGCAAAATGACGTTAGCCAATTCAGCGTCTTGGGCTTGGGCGTTACCGCCAACAACAAGATTGTCAAAGTCAATGGCTGTGGGCGCGTTCTTGTATTCAGCGATAGTTAAGTAAGGGTTTTCGCTGAAATCCGAAAGTGTTGTTACGCCCGTAGCCATAATCAGTTCCCGTCTGTTGGTGTATCTTTGGCGTTATCGGTTCCGCACTTGGAGCATTTAGCAAACCAACTACCAAATCCACATTCTACGCAAGTAAAGCCGCGTGTGCCGTCTTTTGAGTCATAAGGGTTCAACGCCGCTTCAAAAAATCCTTCTGCTTTCATAGCGCGCGCGTGGGCTGGGTTATCTACGTTGTAAATCCCGCCTCTGTCTGGCTTGTAAAGTTTATTGCCTACTTCGGTTTCTCTTACGCCTTTATCTGGTGCTACATACCTTGCCATTTTGCCTCCGATTGTTTTGATATAAAGAAGGGAATGTGCGCCTGTTCAAATATGACGCACACTCCCCGCTTTATTTAACTACTACGCTGAAACGATACCTGACACTGCGCCGTTCCATGCTGGAGCAGTACAGAAGAAGGTGCCGCGGAAGTAAGTTGAGAAGTCGTATGTGAACTGAGTTACAGGCCATTGAATGCCCATGTAATCCTGAACCATAAAGTTTGACCAAACATCTGAAACCTCAGTGTCTGGGATTGGTAGTGTGAAGGATAGGACAGGTGACACGCCTGAGTTCAACCAAGGGTGAACCATGATGTCTACTGACTTACCTGTAACTTCGTTCTGAAGGCCAGTAACGATTGAACCGTATGTAGTTCCGCCAGCGCCTGGATTGTCAATAGTCAAACGATAGTTTGCTGTTGATCCGTTCTTGATAGCGTCTGAAAGTTGCTTACGATCATTACCGTTCATCAAGACAACGTCTGGATCAGCCTTAACATTTTGGTACAAGTTAGCAAAAACAGTCTGATATTCAGCACCTGGGTTAGAGGTAGAGAATGTGCTGTTGATTGCGTTGTTGAAACCTGTGTTGGCGCCAAGAACTGTTGGCAGGATTCCGTCATAACCAGTTGCGTAAGCAGATGTATCTGCTGAAGCGCGTGAAGCGGCGGCACCTGTTGTTGAAAGTGCGGCATTGTTGCCTGTTAGACCCTGTGTACCAGCGCCTTGAATCGTGAATGTACCAGTTCCCTTTAGAGTTCCCTGATACTTCAAGTTTGCTGCGCCAGTGGTTGTACCAACATAGATGTTGTAACCAAGTGCGCCAGTAACTGGTGTTGAAACAGCGATAGTCAAAACATCGCCTGAAGCGACTGCTGTGCTTGCTTCTGTTCCAAGGATTGACTCACCGAAACCGTTAGCAGAGATACCTGCGTCAGCGGTTACGTTGACGTAGTAGGTGTTTGCCGCAACAGCAACCTGTGACCCTGAAGCCACTGGTGAAGCGAGTGCGAATGTTGGTGCTGAAACAGCGCCTGAGTAACCTGAAGCAGTACCGCGAGCCATCAACATCATACGTTCTTCCATAAGCATTGTTGCGTATAGAGTTGTTGTAGATGAAAGTTGGCGTAGATCCTGATAGCCAAGACCAGAGAAATTAGCGTCAAATGACACTGAATCTGATAGTGAGTATGAGTTGTAAGGCAGGATCAAATCGTCTGCTGTGTACGAAATCTTTGGGCCACGCTCGTAGTTGATTGAACCGAAAGCAGTGGTTGTAGATTCTGTGACGCCTGGCCAAACCTGAGTTTGTCCGCCAGTGCCTGTACCTGTGTAACCAGTAATACGCTTGACGCGGTGGCTTGTGCCAACGCCCTTCTTGCGTGGAATACGGTTACGGAGTGGTGTTGGGCGTGGTGTCAGTAACTTTGCTGGCGCTTCTAGATCGAAGGCTGCGAAAGATGTTGAAAGTGGAGATGTAAGAGTGATGTCCTTCTGAATATCCTGCATAGCAAGACGCTGTGCGGATAGAGCATTCTGAAGTCCAGCAGCGGCCTCTGGTGAAAGTGACTTGCTTGAAGCAAGCAGTTCCATTTGAGCCATTGGGTCAGCAACAGGTGCTTGACCTGGTGTGCCTGATGAGTTGCTTAGTGACTTATTGAGTAAGTCAGTGTATTCGTCCATACGCTGTGCTGCTTCTACTGGTGATGAATCACCAAATAGGTCAGCCGCTTTAGGTGCGCTAAATGACATTGTGTTCCTTTCTGAGTTATTTGTTTAGTGTTGAGTCGGAAGCCTTGGCTAAGTATTCCTCAGCCAGTTGCTTGTAACCCTTCGCCAACACGGGATCGGTTGTTGCGTTTGCTTTTGCCTTGTATGCGGCGGCTTTAGAAAGAATGTCATTGGATTGACCAACAGCCACTCCAGTCCGTTTTGGACCACCTGCTACTGCCGCAGATTTAGCGGTTGCTAACTCAGACTCCAATGTCACTGCTCTTGCTTCAGCCGCCTTTGTTGCGGCTAGAAGTGAAGCAATCTCTGACTTAATGGACTCAGTTGCGCTCTTGACCACTTGCTCTACTAGGGCTTCTACGCTTTCCTCTGAAACTGGTTCAGGGGAATTCTCTGTTGTTTCTTCAGTCGCTTCTTCAGCGGCTGGTTCATCTGCTTCAGCAGATTTTGGTGTTTGATCTGGAGTTACCATTGTTGCTGTTGAAACATCTGCGCGACCATGAGAGTCTGCTGGTGATCCGCAACCGCACTCTAAGCACTTATGGGCTTCAGCGGATTTGTCTGTTTCTTTATCAGCCGCCATGTATTTTGAGTAACACTCTTTGGCGTAGTCATCGTCCATGCCCGCTTCTTTACAGCGCGCCTTGAACTCAGCAAGAGATTCGCCTTTGTTCGGGATAATTTTTTTCATAGCAGATTTTTCTGTGTCTTCATTTGCGGCCATATATTTTGTATAGCACTCTTTTGCGTAATCGTCATCCATTCCCGCTTCTTTACAACGTGACTTGAATTCGCTGAGTGACTCACCCTTGTTTGGCATGATCTTTTTCATGTGTTCAGACTTCTCTTCATCTTTTGGTTTGGCTGCCATTTCAATCATTTCTTCCACTTCTCCTTCTGCTTCTTCACCCGTATACCAAGCGAATAGATGATGGACTGCTTCAAGCAGATGAGCGATTGACCTTTGTTCATCGCTGCCGTTTTCCATTTCCTTTGCTTCAATTTGGATAAGTTGAGCAAGCGCTTGGCGCGCTGTGTCGTAGGTTGTTTTATCAAACTTCAATAAGTCAGACGTAACAAAAGACTTTGAAACTTCTACCAGTTCTTGGGCTGTCGTCATGTCGAACTCCTTTTCTGTAACATCTGATTGTAATGATTTTTTTGCTTTACGTTTGTATTTTCCGCCGCGCTTCTTGTATTCACGGACAACCCATGAATTGGCTACAGCAGACGGATATACATCAAACTTCTCTTTGGCCTCAGCCTTGACTCTGTTGTAGAGTTCTTTGTCTGCTGGCTCTGAGCGTTCTCCGCCTTCAAGCATACCTTCGTAATCTGGCTTTTCTTTCTTTTCGATCAAATCCTCAACCTGAATAATGGTGTCGTCACCGCTGGCGCTTTTTGCTAACACTAACTGGCAACTTGGATTGGCTGGGCGGTCTACTAGGCTGACTTCAACAATCTGTCCGTCAGTAATACGCCCGTTAGCCGCTTTGTTGTCGCGGATCACGCGTGGGTTTTTGATACCAATACTGAATCCTTTGAGTACGCCTGTTTCAACCTTGCGAGCGCTCACAGGATCTACTACCAAAGCAGTGATGTAGTGACCATCTGATTTGACTTCATACTCTTGCGCCACACCAGCCGCAATGTTTGAGTGTTGCTCTCTGATGTTGCCACCTGTTTTGAACCAGTGAGGCATTGCGCGATCAAGCCAATCAGCGTCACAGATCTGTTGGTCAATGTCTATTGAATCGTCTGTTGCCTTGCCGTATACAGTGAGAGTGCCGTCAGGGTTACGATCCGCCTTTTCAATCCCAAAGTATGATGTTGTTAGATTGTCGGACATTGATTTCTCCTTGGTTTCATTTTCTCTGATAACTTTTCTAGCCCAACTCCAACCAGCGTCACCGCCCCAGAGTAACCAAGCGATGTATCCAGCGCTATCTTTACCCCAGCCTTCGCCTTTCTTGTCCACCTCATGGCGAGCAAAAAAAGAATTCATACGTTTGATCGTGTCTAATGATAGCGCCGCGCCGTTAGAAAGATCTCTTGCGCGAGCAACACCAACTTCAGTGCCGCCGCGATTGTATTTGGCGCGTAGTTCTAATCCGCGTCTAGCATTAGCGCGAACCTCTTGCGGTGGAACAAATCCTGCCATGACTATGCTGAGTAAGTCAGAACAATCGCGCCTGTTGCTGAGGCTGCCGCTGAAATTGCGTAAATAATGTCGTTAGCGCTTGCGTAGAGAACCTGATTGGCGCCAGCCGCAATAGTGCGACCAATGGTTGCGCCTGAAGTAGTGATAGTTGTGTCACCAACAAAGATTGACGCGCTATGTCCGTTGTGAACGTTGATCGGGGTGTTTGGTCGCGCGTTGCTATCTACTTGGTGAAGGATTGACGCGGTTGTAAGTGTGCTTGCGTTGATGTGTTTAAATGCCATGTTAGTTTTCCCATTCTATCTTGACCTGATCTAGGGCTTCTTCAAGAGATTTGCCTATGTTATCAGGTGCGGCTTCAGGCGGCGTAACAATTAAACTATCAATCTCTTCAGGTGTGTATGAAAACTTACTCATTTTGTAACTCCATTCTTATGATTGTTGGGCTATCGGGCGTAACTGGCTTGATCTCTGTAATTTTGAACTTTGATCCTCTGTTCAAAAGAACTTCCGCTTCAATCTTGCCTAACGCGGTTGGTCTGGTCATAAATGAATTCAAAGGAACTACTTTTGCGCCTGATTTGACGGTAATTTCTAGTATTGCGCCACCGCCAAATTCGTCTGACGCGATACTTTTAAGCAATGATGTTGACACAAAGCCTTGATCTATAACGACTGATCCAACTCCGTCTTTTATTATTTTCTCTACCGCGTCATAACTGCTCACGCCTCTAAACACTAGAACATCTTCCGTCAAAGCAGGTGCGGAAGTGAACAAATCGTCTAACCCTTTAACATTGAGTCGAATTTCCCCTAGTTTGTCTGGTTTGAAACCTAACCCGCGCAAATAATTGTTGTAACGCGCATAACCAGATCCTTGATAGTTGTAAAGCGATTGGGATTGAAGGGCAAGACTATAATTGCCGTCATTCCAACCGTCTACCTTGTGATCTTCAAACCACTGATTAGATTTGACTCTTGAAGTGATCTCTTTAGGCTGGCTTGGTTTAACAACAACAGGCTGAGGTGCTATATCCACTACGCCGTTTTGGTTAGCCGCCTGAGAATAGTCTGGGATAACAGGTAACAAGGTACAGCGACAGTGAGGGTGCGCTGGCGGTTGATACGATCCTGAATTGAAGGCCTGACCAATCTCCACTTGTTGTCCTGCGTTTGGCGCGCATATCTCGCAAGCACTAGATCCGCCCGCAACGCTCAATACTGTCATCCACTCCATTTGCTTGAGTTTGGCTTCTTTGTATCGGTTGATTGCGCCAGCGTTCATAGCACGACTTGATTCAGTGATAGCAATAGTTAAGGCTCTTGCCGCGTCACCGATTGCTTCATTGATTAGTTTTGCCGCCCTGTTAGGGGATAGACCCAAGCGAATACTGTCTGCGAGCGCCGTTCCAACGCGTTCGTAACCTGTCTTGTCTAGCCCTTGGATCATAACTCCAGACGCGTCTAGCAGATCCTTGAAGGCTTTAGGCGGTTGTAGTAATAACGATGAGGCCAAGTCACCTGGCTTCCATGTATCCCAATCAATGGCCGCAATCGCGTCAGCCTTCTTCATTTCTTTGGCTTGTTCAATCGCTTCAGCCGCAGATAGATCTCCAGCCACCCACATTTCAGCCCAAAGTCTTTGAAGCGCTGTAACAATCGCTGAGTTATCTACCTGAACGTGAAGCATTGCCCATGATCGCGCTCGCGCCCTATCCTGCGCCTGATTGTCGGACACGTTTGGTTGGGTGAGTTGGTATTCCTCAAACACTTTCTTAGCGTCAATGGAGTTTCTTAACGCCGCCCTGATCTTGACCGCGTTATTTGCCGCTATGCGCCCATCAACTTGGTGAGCGCCCCATTTCATGTCAGATACGCCTTGGCTAATGCTCTGGCTGTTTCGAGATCCCCGTCAAATGCGCAACGGTTAAGAGCGTCACCCACGATAGGGTCAAGTGATTTGAACTCAAACAACCTTGCGCGCTTACCTTTGTTTGCCCACTTCATGAAAGCCTTGACCTCAGCGATAGTTTCTGCTTCAGTCTGCGTTTCCTCTGGCTCAACTTCTGGCTCTGGCTTTTCGCCAATCTCTGTTACTGGCTCAATCGGTGTCGCGTCAGATCCCGCGAGCGCTGGGGCAGATGATTGTGTAGCCGCGTTGATAATTCCGTCAGGGCTAAACAGATACACGCCTGATCCGCTTACAAGGATTGGCATATCTGCTTGCGGTGTATCCAATAGAGGCAGACCCATTTCAGATCTACGTTCATTGATTGTCTTACCGCCTGAAGTGATTTCAATTTGATTCTTGCGAGCGTTCTCTTCATTGTCCAAACGCTTTGAAGTCATAAGTTTGAATTCAAGTTCGCGTGGCATACCCAAGTATGTGTAAGAGATGTTGGTTAGCATTTTGCTAATCCAGTTCACTAACGGTTGAGCGCCTAGTGCTTCAGCGCTGCTGGCTTTACCTTCTTCAAATCCTGCGCCGCCCAAGCCACCCTTTGGCGCAAATCCAATTTCAGTTGGTTGAACTCCGTAGTGACCGCAGATTGAAGTAATCAAGTAATCGTCAAGCGTGTCTTTGAACTTCTCGCCATAACCTTCCATAGCGATTGGGGCAAGACCTGAAGGTAACAGGCGAGCGCGCTTGCGTTGCTCTGTCTGTCCTGATAAATCGTCATTGAGAATGTTCTCATACGCGCGCAATAGGTCTGGATTTGTACCCCAGTTTGCGTCAGTGGTGAACATGAGATCAGGCATAACGCCGTCTGTGTATTCAGCGCGGATCCATTGTTGTCTGCGTAGATAAATGTCTGCCAAAGGTAGTGCGCGCTCTGTTGGGCTGTATCCGTAAACGCTTGTTGTGCGGCGATTGCGGATCATGTACGCGAGATCATCTGAAGTGAACTCACCGTCAGCGTTTGGATCGTCATTGTTGGCTGAAAACTCTGCGCGCGGGAAGCCGTAAAGGATCTGTTGAAAAGCAGCGTTAGGCGCTTGCGGGCGCATACCTCTGTCATCAAGCAACGGTTTGATTGTTGCGCCGTCAAGTATTTGTAGGCCGTATAGATCTCCACCAACAGACATCTGAGGCCAAACAGCCCAAGCGTCAATAACAAGGATCTCTTCAAGCGCAATCATTAGCCAGTCTGAAAATGTTAGGCCGTTAGATCTGTCTGGGTTTTCCCAAAACGTTCTGAGTCGCGCAATCTCATCTGTGAATTCACTTCTTGCCTTAGCCATAGCGCGCACATGATCGCCGCCTGAGTCTGCCGCAATCTTTTCAGACGCGTCTGTCGCCAAAACAATATCCCAATCAAGGCCTGTGATTTTTGATTTCAATACTTCGATACAGCGGCGCAATATGTCAATCTGATCTGCGGCCGCGCGTAGAGTCTTGAACGGGATAAGACGTGTTTCAGTGATGTTGATATTTTGCGCAACTTGAAATTCATAACGCCGTGGATCTGGTCTGCCGTCTGGTCGCAGTGGATTGATAGCACCTGGCGTGATAGGTAGCCCTGGGCCAAATGGCACCATTGCTTCCCAAACGTTTCTAGGTAGTGGCGTGTTGTTGCCGTATGACTGGCTGATTGATCCAGCGCGATTACGCATTTCTTGTTCAGTCATAGTGACGGATCCAGCGGGGAGATTAGGTGCTTTCTCAATGTCTGTTGTTGCTATTGCTTTTGCGATACGGTCACGCAGACCCATTTGTATCTCCCTTGTTTGACCCTTGTATTGCGTCTGTTGTAATCATAGCAGTACCGCACTTAGAACATACGGGCATTGACTTCGGCATAGGTAATCCGCAGTTTGGACACATGTTGGCGATTGCGTTGAAATAGTTTGCTACGTTGATTGTGCCTAGTAAATCACTAAAGGCCTGAACCATTGCGTCAAGTCTGTCTGGTGAATCGGGTTCATTGGCTGTCCACATAGTCATTTGATCCTCAAGTTGAACAAACTCTCCAACGTGATGAATACGCCCTTGTTCATACATAGCCGCTACTGGCTCTGCGCGTAACCGTTTACCAACGTGCGCTCGCACTTCCCTAATAGGCAAGCCCAATCGGATCTGTTTCAATACCGCTGAAACCATGTCGCCACCTTGATTGACTTCAACAAGGATTGAATCTGCCTTCCATTCGTCAAACACTGCTACCGCCTTACTTGCCCAATCCAACGGTGATCCTCTGAAAGAGTAATCCGCCAATACATAACCGTTGCCGCCAGCGTCAGATCCGCAAACCATAATGCCTGTTTCATCGCTGTCTTTTGTATTTGTAACAGCGGGGTCAATAGACACCACGATTCGAGCCAGAGGTGGTGCTTTCTTGACCCTGTTACGTTCAATCAATCCCTTTGTCCAGAGTGCGCCCTCAACGTCATCTAGGATCTCACCGTAAAGTTCTTGCCTACCTAGACGCGTGTTGTTATATCGTGCTTGTAATTCTAGAAGTGCGCTGGGTGCTAGGTTTTTAGCGTTATCAAAGGTTGAACCCTTTGTGATTGACACAGATCCGTCTGCGCGTGACGCTAATCCTCTAATGAGTGGGGTTGGTCTGGGCGTTGTTGTAACAATAACTCTGGGCTTGTCGCCTAGACGCAAACCAAACTGAAGTTGATCCCATGAGTCAGAGTATCTATACGCCGCTAATTCATCGCACCAAGCGCCGTGGTGCTGTGGGCCACGAAAACGATCAGGCTGATCTGCTGAGAATAGTTTTATGCGAGATCCGTTGGTCAAGATAATCTCACCCATTGATCTGTTCCATGAGAGCAACATCTTGTATCTCCGTAATATGTTTACAATCCCTGAATCGCCTTCAGCGCAAGTGTCGCGAGCGTCAGAGAATGTAGGGGCAACAATCGCCCAACGTGTTAAAGGTTGCCTGATTGCTTCCCAAGCCAGCCACTCAGCCGCAGTACGGGTTTTACCAGCGCCGCGCCCAGCCATGTATAGCCAGATTGCCCAATCACCTTCAGGTGGTAGTTGTTCCTTCCGCGCTAATTCCTTCCTCCAGAGATAGCGGCTCGCCAAGATCCACTTGTTCAACGACTCTGATGATTCGTTCGATTTGAGCGTCAAGGTTGGTTGCTCCGTCATAGTTCACCACCTCTGCCTGTATTTTCTGAGGCGCGTCTAATCCCAACAACCGCGCTCTGCGGTCAATAATCCGTAACACTGCGTCAATCGCTCTAATGTCACCGTCTTTAGCGCGCTCCCAAATACCTCTTTGGAGTCTGTCTAAGCGATCCAGTTCAATCTCGCGTAACTCATCTGTTGGTTGTTTAAGGGTGCGGGTCATAGCCCGTCTATAAGCCTTCAGTGCGCCTGACGCGCCAGCAAAGCCTACGATCTTGGCGATACGTTCCCACGTTTCACCAGTACGCCTTAACTCAATTACAGCCAGTTCACGATCAAATTGTTCTGGTTCAGGTGTCTTTTTTCCTGCCATGCGTTCACTGTAACCTAAGAAAAAGAATTACGCCACATAAGATCAGCGCCTTGTTCAGCGGTTAGCCCTGAAGGTATCTCAAAGGCTTTGTATTGGATAGCAAGGTTGCGGTGCTTGGTCACTCTGCCCTTGACCCATGAAGGGTTTTGCTCTTTACCTGTCAATAATGATCTTTGCGCTCTACGTTCAGCCGCCAAAGCGGGATCTGTATTTAAGTAAAACAGTCTGAAATCAGAAATGGATTTGGCGAGATCAAAAAAGCGGCTGTTGGCTAGTCTGTCGCCTTCCCCGTAAACAATGTTGGCCTTGACTGTAGGCAACCAAGGTTCAATTTTAAGGATTGCGGTGTTTCCCAAGGTATCCGTACCGCCAAAAGCGGGTCTAAGCCAACCAAGTGAGATTGCTGAACCTTCAGCGGTGATATGAGTTCTGTATTTGATCGGATCGTCAATTTGATCTACCTCAACCCATTTGCGCGTGAACGCTTCGGTCAAGGTTGTTTTGCCAGATCCAGGTGCGCCGATCAGGTAAATGATTTTCATGCCTTCTCCTATCGAGTGAGTATTTGTCCTGTTGCTTTGTAAGCCTTCATGCGTAACTTATCAACACCTGACCAACCGTTCAATTCCCCAAGGTAGCGTTCAGGGAATACATTTTTGCGCGCCTGAAAAGCAATCGGGGTCAGCGAGCAGGGTTGCTTGTTCATTGTTTCAAGCATTTTGTCTATGTCTGCCCCAATGTAGTAGTGACCGTTGATAAGCGATTTGATACCACACAGGCTTGTTTCCGCTTCCTCAATCTTTGCGTCTACTCCGTGTTTGCTCATTTGTTTCAATAAATCTTTAGAAATTAAATCAAGTTGCGCAACATCTTTAGGCGTGTTGCCGTGAGGTAAGTCTTTGTATAGGTACGCCATGCCATCGCGTGGGCCAGATGAATTTTGGTGACCCATGTCTGGGGCTTGTACAGGCAAATCGGTAACTTTTTGTAACATTTCAGCAAGTTTGTATGAAGCCCAACGCCCGTTACCGTAGATCATCTCCAATGGGGTCAAAATCGCCTTCCAAGACCCCTCTGGCGTGTCTTTGAGGTATCTCCTGAGCCAATGATCCAACCCGCCATTGTTCTCTGCGATAGACACCAAAGAGTCAAAATGCTGTTGTAGTCGGATTGGATTTCTATGCGAGCGCCGTTCAGTTGCGCAAAACAGTTTTGTGAAATCCTTATGCGGCACTTGGGGGTTTGGATTGCTTTCAAAACACTTTAAGGCAGATCCCATATCGTAATAAGCAACATAGACGTGACACAACCAATTTAACTGTTCTTGATCCAGTTCAAGTAAGCGCCCAATCTCTTTGAGAACGGGGTAGACAGGATCCATTTCATTAACGTCCACCATTTCCTGATGAAAAAATGCGAATTCACGCCAAGTGATCACCCGCTTTTGTGACCGCCGCCAAGTATTTGTCCTGCCTCTTCACCTTTGAGGACACGCGCCATGCGATCCTCTCTCATGGTGCGGCTTTCTTTACCTTTGGCGGTTTCAACAGCGTAAGTGAAGCAATCTTTGAGGCCGCGTAACGCATAATAAACAACTGAGTAACGATAAGCCTTGTTGGTGGTTGGAGTCATAGGTGTTACGCCGTGAACGTATTTGTATCCCGCAAAAAAAGTAACCCAGCCGTCACGACATGAGCAAGTGAAATTGTATTCAGGCAAAGTCAAGTACCCGCCGCGCATTTCTTTTCTGATTACAGGCATGGCTGACCAAGTAGCAAAATTGAAACCGTCACGATGATACGGAAGGGTTGAGGCTTTATTTACTACGCCTGAAGTCCAGAGCGCGTCATCAGTCATACGCCACTCATCTTGTAAGCCAGCGTCCAAAAGGTTTTGCTTGTCTGCTTCATACAGATCAGGGGCAAACTCTTTATACATCTGAGCAAACTTCTCCGCAAACGCAATCAATACTGCGTGTTCATTGGGTTGTTCTTGCGCAAGTGAGGTTGGTCGGCAGGTTTCTCTACGTTGAAATACTTTGCGTGGAGCCATGCCAAACGTGCGTGACTTGTTTTTTAACCCTGTTGATTGACGGATTGTTTCACCGTATTTGATATTCAAAACAGCCGCGCGCAACAGATCTACTTCCTGTTCCATAGGAAAGTAAACAAAAACAATCTCTTCAGTATCTTCATCAATCCAAATACCTGCGTCTACGCAGTTTGGTGCGTAATCGGGCACTGTTGTACCCACTAGGGCTGTTGCCTCATCTTCAGACATAACCCGCTTGATTTTATGTACGGGCAGTTCAGATAACTTCACTTGGGGCTTTCTCTCCCAGCGCATTTTCAACCAAATGTATAATTGCGTCTGCGTTGCTGGTTAAACCTTCTTGCGCGCGGTATTTAATTAACTGATCAATAACCCAAACATATACGTCATTGTGATAGTCGCACATCAACATACGCGTTGATTTGGCTGTGTATCGTTCAGCGTAATCCCCCAGTGAAGGAATGAATCGAGTGCCTGATTGACCCGTTTCCCCCATTTCAAGAGATGAAAAGTATGTTTTGTCGGTCAAGTGCGGCATAGATAGTTCTTGGATCTCAGCCTTCAGATCATCAAACTCTTCAAACGTGTAACCAGATCCAGTGAGTTCAGGGATTGATTCAAGCAAATCAGCCAATTTAACCTTGTCGTATTGCCCAAGATCCGATGAACGGTTGTCTATGGCTACAATTTTTGCGGCTGTTGTTTCATCTACATCAACGTAAGTGACAGCAATCTTTTCCCAGCCAAGTGACTCAGCGGCTTGATAAGTGTGATTGCCCGCAAGGATCTCGCCTGTGCGTTTATTTACTGTGATTGGCTTGTATTGCCCGTAGGTTTTAAGTGATTCAGCGATGATCTCAACATTACCCTTGCGCGGGTTGTTGTGATACGGCTTGATCTGATCTAGTTCAACGCTTTCAATGTCCATATCTCACTGTAACGTAAGAGCCAATCGAGCGTCAAGCAGATCGTCAATGCTGGCACTCAGCAGTTCACGTTTGCGCCAATCCATACGGTTGCCGTATTCGTCTGTTTTTAACAGGTTGTAAACATGCGTGATCGCTTCGTCAATATCCTCAACGGTGGTTGTTTCTTCAGCAATAACGGTCATACCAAAATACTACTGTTGCTTACGCGCTCTTGGCTTTGGTTTTTCTCTGATTTGCGATTGGAATTCAGACTCAACCTTGTCAGAAATGTAATCTTCATAGTTTTCTATTGCGAGCGCCAAATCCACTTTGCCGCGTTGCCGTAATCTTTCCGCAAAAAGATGTAGAGCCTGATCCACCTCAGACTTGCTTACGCTCATTTTTTACGCGCCTCACGTTTAGCGGCATAGGCCTCAACCTCAGCCTTGTCGTAAAATACGTTGCGGCCTTTACTTGAACGCCAAACCAAGGATTTGCGGTGCTGGATCTGCCGCAGGTTGTTCATAGTGATACCAAGCCTTTTGGCGGTTTCAATAGACGACAGCATCTCATTTACCATGAAGGCACTTCCGCAGGTCTAGAAACGCCTTTAGAAGGCTTAGGAACGATACCTATGTCGGTGGCGTTGATCTCTAAACTGGTTTTTTCAGATCCGTCTTTCGCTTGATAAGTAGATTGCTTCATTGAGCCTTTGACCAATACTTGATCGCCTTTTTTGATTGAGTCCATTAGATGTTCAGCCTTCTCGCCAAACTGCGTTACGCGAAACCACATTGTTTCTCCGTCAATCCACTGCTCGCCTTGTTTGGTGCGTGGAGTGTAGGCCACGCTAAAAGTTACAAGCGGCAGATTGTTTTTAACAAACTTGATTTCAGGATCAGATCCCACGTTGCCTTTTACTGTTATTTCCATTTATTTGCCTTCCTCTAGGACAGTGAAACCACCGTCATTGTTTAATAGAACTATTGACCCGTCTGGCCTTACAAACGGGTGTTCGGTTGGATCTTTCCATGACGGACATATCCAACCTTTCGCCTCAGATATTGAAGGATTGAGGTGAATACTGTTTGTTTTAAGATTATGGCAACCGTGATGAATACGGATTATGTTGCTTGCCACGTCTTTCCCGCCGCGTGAACGTAATTGTCTATGGTGTAGCGCCATTGAAGGTTGAGCCGCCTTGCCGCAAGTTTCGCAGTAATCGCCAGCCCGTTCCTTAACTATGTCCACTACTTTGCTATTCATCCTCTTCACTTTCGTCAGGAACATAGATTGGATCAAGTCTTGGGATAATTGGTTCTGTCCGTACTGGGAATGTAACGCTCATTAGTACCAGCCTGATCCTTTCTTTGCCTTTTCTTGCCAGAAACTCCAAGCCTTACATGGAGATCCGTACCTGACCGTAATGTAGCGCAATCCAGCCTTAATTTGAATTTGAGGATCTTTGGGCTTAAACGGGTACTTGTAGTTACCCCAAGTGCTAGGTAAAAATTGGGCGATCCCGAACGCGCCTGATGATTTGTTGTGCGCCAGCGGATTCCAGTTGCTTTCGCGTGTCCACAATTCATGAAGGCAACCAAACTCACGCTTGGCTTGACTCCACTGCTCAGATACTTTGAGATACGCAAACGCTTTTGGCGGTAATGCGCGGATCTCCTGAGCCTTGGTAACAAGCGGTGCTTGGGCTTGGGCTTGGGGAATTGTCACAAATCCAACCGACAAAGCGGCTACTAGAAGGATTTGCGCTAGTTGCTTCAGGCTTCCGCCTTTACTCCTTTACCGCAAACTTCACAGGCGCTCACGCCTTTGTACAGTTGCTTGCCGCAACCCTGACATCTAAAAATGTTGCTATCCATGATTTACCTCTTTCAAGTTATTGTTTGGACAGGATTATTTTACTCTCATTAGGGTAACTGCGGGGTATTTGAACAGTTTTGTGTGCGTGTTGCCGTCTGGCTCATACAAAACAATTTCACGCCAATAGCGGCAAGTGCCGTGATCTACAAACTGGTTAAAATGCGTCACCGCCTCAACAGCGTTGTAGTAATCCCTGTTATATGTAATTTCACCGTCTGTGTTTACAATGATCTTGAAAACGTAATCTTCAAATGCGTACTTCATTCTATGCCCCCTGTCTGGTTGATTATTGTTTGAGCCGCCGCATTGAACGCGCGGTGTAGTTGTGTCTGAATTACGTTTTCTGCGCCTGAAATTACTTGATACATAGCATTAGGGTCATCAGACTCTGCCGCCTTCATAAATGCCTTGCCGTTCACCGCTAGAAAGATTTGAACTTGGGGATCTATCATCGGTCAGACCTAAATTCAAGCATGAACGCATTTAGTGCTTTGTAATCCAAACGTGTACCCATGTAGGCAATTCCGTCTGGAGTCTTTTCGCCCGCCAAACCGTAATTGATACAAAATGCGCGGTACGGATTGCGCTTATCGGGATTGACCGACATAAACCGTACTGCGTTCTTGTATAGGTTTTCATCATTGTCTATCCACAATGCCACGTTCCATGTCTGGCGGTTTTTCCAACCATTGTATTCAGTCATTCTATTCTCCTTCGCAATTACATTTTCCGTATGGATCAAACTGGTGAAATTGGCAACCCATTTGCTCGCCATGTGCTTTACAGACGTATCTGAATTGGTGTTCGTCGCAGCAAACAAACAATTCATCTTTGATGTTGTACCAAGGGTTTGAGTCAATGACGCTCATTTGACTAGCGCACCAGCAACGCACCATTGGCACTCTATAAGCACTTTGGTAACGTCATCGGTCAATAACAAAACCAAGCGGTTTACAGATCCGCCTTTAGTGCCGCACCAAGCGCAATTCATGATTGAACCGTACTTGCGTAAATCAAACCGTGTTCAATTCCGTAAAGCCGTAAAGCGTCAGCCACGTCTGATTCAATGCGCTCTTTGACTAGCCCGTTCAGTAATGAACGTGAGCCAACAGGGTTATCTTGACGACCAATGTATTTATTGAGGTCATGCGCGTCAATCTTGACTATGGTTTCTACTCGGTATTCTTTTATCATTTGCCTTCTCCCTTGTTTAGTGTTGCGATAGTTCGTAGTGGTGAGCGCATAGTGGCTTACCAAAAAATGCGTTTGTAGCCTTCTCTGGACAGATGAAGCAGTTGCTGGTTTCAACCATACATTCCCAGCAGTTGTCGCCTAATCTGTTGTGTTTTTCGCAGTTCATAAGATCACGCATTTAACTGCGTCACCCCAACAATATGTTTCGCCTGTCCACCAAAGGTGTGTAGCAATCTGAAAAGCAAACCAAATCGCCCAAATAATGAACGCTGTTCGTATCAGTCTGCCAATTCTCTTAAGGCTCATTGGAGATCTCCGTTCACCCAAACGATTAGTGCCTGAGCAAATTCAAGCGCTGTCGCACGATTAAGAGTCAGTGTGCCGTGACCAACCCCATACTCCCATGGTGTGATCTCAACTGTGTCGCCGTATTCGCGCACCATAATTGAAGCGGTTTGATTGACTTTGATGAATTTAAGATTTTTGATGTCTGACGCCTGAACGACTGGTACAAATTTGCCTTCCGTGAATTTGGTCATTTTTATGCCTCCTAATAGTTCCAACAAGTGTGGCAAAAACCGTCACTTGTAGATTCGTCTGTAAGAGCAAAACCGTCAGCGTTCCATAAATAATCAAACGCTTTCAAACAACTAACGCACTTATCTTTAAATGTTAATTTAATACCTACTCTTTGAACTGGTGTTGTAGCCATTTTTATGCCTCCAATCGTGTTGCGCGTTCGTATTTGATTTCACGCGCGGCGATAATCCGCGCTGTTGATCCAAACAGCGTGTTGTTGTCTACTGAGATTCGCGCTTCTGCGCCGTCAGCGTAATCATTGTAAATATCAATACGGACATCAATGTCTGACTCCGATGTTGAGATTGCCTCAGTCAAGAAGCGAACCAGTGAGGCGGCTTCTTTCTTGCTCATCTTTGTAGCAACGACTGTCTGTTGCTGAAGTGCGATTGACGTAGTAGTTTTTGTATTCATTATTTTGCCTCCTTGGTTGGTTTGTAAATTCATTACTTGGCCTCACACTCTGCGCAAAACAAGATACGGCGAGAAACGTGCTTGACTTTATCGGTCTTGATTGCTGTCCAAAATCGCTCTTGGCAGTTGTAGCAAGTTACAAGCGTGTCTACAAAGTAAACCGCTGTCTTTATTGGGGTTATTTGGTCTAGATTCATTTTTGCCTCCTAGTTAATTTTGAAAGCGCCCGCCTTCAATAACTAAATCTTCGGTGATAGTTTGAAAAAAGTCTAGCGAAATCTTGGCGAGTCGTAAAAAATCTTTTTTTATTTTTCTACAATGTTTTGAACAGATCCGTTGCTACAAATTAAGTAAACGTATTCCGTATCCCATTCGCCTACTTCGTATAAATACGGATCATCTTTTTCATCCCAATCTGTTTTTACGCACTTGTCCATAGTTCCACCGATAGAACTCCAGTGGTTGTTCATCAAAAAAGATTTGACGGTTTCAACGCCCCAAATCTCAATTAATTTTTCTAGCGCTGGGATCATCGTGTCTGGCGAGCCATCCCAATGACAGTAACGCCCAAACCACTCTTTGTTTGATTTTGTAACACGCACTACCTCAGCCCCGTTATGTAGCACTCCGTAGCCTTCTCTGCCTTCTACCGCAATGATTGATCTTGTAGCCATGATCTAGTTCTCCTTTGTTAGATTACAAGCGAAAAGTTGAAAGACAATTCAATTTCTTGATTTTGTAACAAGCGAATAACTTCATCCTCTATGTCGCTTGTTGAAGCAAATTTTCCTGATTCGCGATTGAAGTAGATGTTGGCTTCTATACCGTCACCTGTTATTGAAAGGTCGCAATCCTCTAACACAAGTTCTGTGTTGCCGTCATCTCCCATATTTGATAACTCAGAGCATTCAGTTTCAATAAGTTCTTGGATCTTTTCAATGACTTTTTCTTCAATCAAACCCGCAAGGTCAGAAAAACTATGACCGTCAATTTCAATTTGAAGTTTTTTGACTACGTTACTTGCCATGTTAGGCACCCGCCAAACGGTCTGACACAAAAAAACCTTTGGGAATGTGAGCGTCGCAATAACGCCCACCCCAACCGTCAGCAATAGTGTCCATGGCGTAAACAGTCGCAATCCCGCCGCAGTTTTCGCATTTCATTACGCACCTGCCTTAATTGAGCCGTAGTATTCCTGCTGAGTAGCAAACGGTGAATCAACGTACATGTCCGCAAAAGTTTCAATCTCTGCTTGGCGGTTGCGAATACTTGTTTTGCGATCAAAGAAAAACATGCGGCCTTCAGAGTCGGTGAAGATTGGTTTTGAATCACCAAAACGTAACCAGCCGCATTTTTTTGCTTGCGCTTCGTCAGTGAAGTAAATCAATGAACCACTTGTGCTGTGTAATTTTTGACCGCCGCGACCAATACGAGCCGCAAACACGTTATCCGCCGAGTGATACCAACCGCTTTTTTCGTATTTCATCCACTCTGGGATCTCGCCCAAGTCATTAGTGGTATGCGTAAACGTAACTTGGCGGCTCACTTTTTTGCGTTCAATGGAATCGTATAGTTCAATTTCTAGTGTGATTGCTTTTTCCATGATTACTCACACTCCCTTCACTTTGTCGTCATAGATGTTTGCTAACCGAAATTCTGCTGGCACTGATTTAATACATTCAGATCCAACAGGGAACCAACCCATTTCGCCGCCGTCATGCGCTTTGACGTAATCTTCAGGGTGAACAATCACTGAGCCGCCGCCGCCAACCATTACGCCTTCTGAGTTACCTTGCTTTGAAGTATCGCGGCCGCAAAACACGCAACTTAAAAAACTTACTTTACCTTTGCGATCCGCAATTTGATATTTTTCTCCAAAAAGATTTTCAGATTCAAAAGCGCGGTATTGCTCATTAGTGCGGCGATTAAGTTCGACGCTTAAAACCACTGTATTTAGTGGGTTTTTTTGGCTTGTAGTCATTTTTGCCTCCTAGTAGATTTGAAAGCGCCCGCTTTCAATAACTAAAATCTACGTCTGAAACAAAAAAAAGTCTAGTGTTTTTTTGGCGAGTCGTGAAAAATCTTTTTTATTTTTTTTCAACAATTCTGATTTCAACGCCAGGGTATTCTCCGTAAACTTTCAAGGCTCGGATCTCCGTTACCTGACCGTCATCTTTATACGCAATAGCGGTCAATGCGTCTAATGCGGCTCTGATCAATTTATCAAGATCAGGCGGCACACTTGGTTCGGGTCTTTTTACTGTGCGGGGTCTGGGCATGATAAAAGCCATGACCATTGAGATTGGATACTCACTAGGTTTTGCGCCAGCCTTTTTTGCGGCGAGCGCAATAGCAGATCTCCAAGCGGCTAATGCTGATCCTTGCGAGTGAATTATGTGTCCATTGATAACCTTCATGCTCCCTTGGGGCACAGGCTGACCTTCAACACGAAATTCAATCACATACAGATTGTAACTGTACCTGTAACAAATTCAATGTGAGGTTGTCCACTCTTGTCTATCAAGTAAAAATCGTATGTACCAATCCTGTCTGGGCCATCAATAAATTTAACTTGATACTCATTATTATTTACGATTACGGTGTCGCCAAATTGAACTATGTCTGGTTTTGCTTCTATCTTAGCCATTGATCACCCCCAATGGGCTGTAATGATTACGATAAGTGTAACCCTTATGCTCTACTTGCGCAATAGGTTTCGGACATAGTCGGGCATAGGGGATTTTTTAGCCTCAGCCTCAGCCATCTCTGCCCGCCAAGCGTCTGCCGCCAAACGTTCCTGCTCTGCCCTTAATTTGGCTTGTGAGGCTTCCTGCGCCCGCTTTTCATCAAGAGTCATCTCTCTGGGTGGGAGTGGGTCATCTGCCCACCTAGCGGCGTTGAGCCACGTTGTCGGGTGCGCGGTATATGACGGGTGACGGTTGGGATCTTGCGCATAAGTGATAGCGCCTGATATCACGATAGCAGGATCAGCGCCAGACTTAATCGCAGCAAGCCAAGCCTTCATAGCCGCTTGCTTGCCTACCTTCAAAGGATATTGAATCCAGAAATCATCAAATCCAACGGGTGGTTCTAAGGGTGTTTCTAAAGGAAGGTTCTTAGGGCGCAAGAGTCGCCCCGTATCAGGCGTGATAGTCGCCCCGTCACCGCCTTCAGAGTCGCCCCGTACCTTGCGGGTAGGCGCAGAGTCGCCCCGTAATGAATTGAGCAAAATGGTGTAGCGGTGGGGTCTGCGATCCTCTCTACAATTAGCAGATCCGCCAGCGTGTTTTTCGAGCCTCAGAAACCCAGCACTGACCAACGAATTGACAGCGCGCTGGACGGTTCTCACACTCACGCTTGCCTTAGCCGCAATAGTCGCCTGTGAAGGCCAAGCCTCAGTGCCTTCATCGTTAGCGTGATCAGCGATTACAAGCAAAACCATTTTTTCAACCGTGGGTAACTGAGTGCGCCAAACCTCAGACATAAGACGAATACTCATACGCAATCCTTGATCTGCTGGAAAGACACGCCAAAAGTCGCCATTGACTCCACTGCTCGCCGTCTCTGTTGCGGATACTTGACTGGATTCGTAATTGATCGGCGTTCAACGCTGGTCAGACCGCCCCACACCCCATAGATTTCATTTTCAAAACCGTATGTGAGGCAGTCCTTCCATATCGGACAGCGGGCGCATACCGATCTCAGTGCGTTGATGTTGTCATACGCAACAACGTTTCTTTCCTCTTCAACAACGTAAAACAGTTCAGTCCACATATCGCGACATTCCGCTTTATCCCAATTTACTTCTTCATACTTGGGCAACCAACTTCTCCTGTCGGGTCGTAGTAAGAGCAATACTTGGTACAGAAAAAAAGACTTTCCTCTGGCTCTGGCGGGGCAAGATCCTCAGCCACGACCAACTTTAGTTCCTCTAACCAAGAAAGCCCCGCTTCTGCGACCAGCGAGTCGTAAGGTTCTATATGAACCTTGATGTCTGCCATTTCGCCGTCACGCGGGATCGCAACTAATGACACATGATTGACCGTATGACCGATTTGTGTCAATAGCCAGCCGTAAATCTGAACTTGCCAGCGCTGTTGTTTTGAGGGGAAATAGCGCAGTGACTTGACCTTGGTGGTTTTCCAATCCACAACAATACCCTTGTCTTTGATAAATAAATCGCAATGGCCTTTGAGATTACCGTGTTGGACTTCGACTTCAATCATAAAATTGTCGCCAAATGGATCCTCACGCCTAATTGCCTTCTCAATCCCGCCATGAATAAACGTGCCAAGTATCGCCGCCAATGACTCTGTATCAGGATTGGTTTCAGGGGTCTGTTTCAATTCATGCCAAGCGCGTCTGCGACAGCCACCAATAGAACTTGGGCCAAGTTCAACCTGTTGGCTTCTATCACGTTGCTTGTCGTACCCTTTCAATGATTTGACTAGCAGTTCTCCTAGATCAGTCATTACTTTCTCCTAACGCAATTTTGACCGCCGCAAATTTGGCTCTAATAAAGCCTGTTGTAAACATAATGTCTGGGTTCTCTGGATTCAGTTTTAAGATCTCCTGAGCAATCTGCGCTCGCGCCCAGTTAATTCCTTCTTGGCGGGCTAAAGCCCTAATGGTTTCCATTGAATACTGACTCATGCGAGATCCATACTGGTGCGAACTGACGTGCCGATAGATCTGGCTATGTCCACTTGAACGCGGATACGGGAAGCGTTAGCCCGTGAAGCGCGAACAAGCGCCTCAGCAGTAGCCATTTTCATGTGTAGATCTTCAGTGCTAACCAACGCCATGTCGGCTCTTTCTCCGACAGTGAGTTTGATGTCTTTAGATCCCGCCAATGAAAGTCGAGCGTGAGCCAAAGCCAGTTCATACCTAGCCTTGATCGTGAAGTATTGGTTCTCTGCTTCTGATAGATCTTTGTGAGATTGATCCACCTCACGCGACAGATCCCGCAAACGCTGTTCAATCATTTGCGGGGTTACGATTTGGCTCATTTGTTAGCCTCAACTTCTAATCGTCTGGCGATTACTTTTACAGTGTCGGCAGACAGGTCAAACGGATCTGCTTCAAGCCTGTATCCTGACTTTTCTAATGATTGCCCAAGCACTACTGGGTCAATTTCAATTAAGCCCGCTAGACGGACAACAGCGTGGCACTGCTGGTCAATAGTGACCATGTACCCCATAGACGGTTCAAACTTTTTCTGACTCATAATTGACCCCCACAATGCTTACATGACTTTGTTTTACGTTCAGCGATTGGTCGCCCAAATTGAAAAAGAGGGTGGACATAGACACTTGAACGGTTACGCCGTTCTTTGAGTCGTACCACTTCACCTTGTTTGTGTAGTACCGATAAGACGCCAGAGGAAATACCGTGGTGCCAGCCTGTGATTTCACTTAGTTCCTTCCAAGTCAATCCATTTTCACCAGATTGAGCAACTGTGATAGATGTGTATTTTTGACGGGCGCGTGTTTGACCGCTTTTGTCGGCTTGAATAGCGCGCTCTTTGCTGGCCTCAGATCCAGACCAGCCTGATGTGCCCGCGTAGGGTAGATGTGGTGCGTCAAGGCTCATGTCAGATCCGCCACGCGCTGAATAATGACGTTACGCAAGGTTGTGCCGTTGCTAGGCGCGTCAAGTAGATCTTCATGGCTTGACCAGATCAATTTCAGTTCATCTTTTTCAGTGATCGCTTTAGCCGATTCAATCATGGCTGTTACAAGATCCAATTCAGACGCAGAGTAAATACGTTCTGTCTTTGGTTTGGCGGTCTGACGCGGCTCAGTCTGATAACGCTGAACCTTGTCCATTTCCTCACGACTTGGGCGCTTGCCGCTTGACGCAAAGTTACAGTTGGCTAACGCTCTACCTGTTGATGAGGTTTCGCAGTTTTCTAGGGCTGATGATCGGTTTACAGGTGAAGCACCTACGATCTCTTCAGCGTGACCCGAAGCAACTGGGGTCATATCATCGCGGTCAAAATAGATCTCTGTCTTACAAATGAACCTGCGCTCATCTTGAAACACAATATCGGTCAGCACTCTGCCTTCAGGGTGCGCCGCCCAGAAACGGGTCAAACGCTGTTCAACCGTTTCGTAATCGGACAAATCGAACTTTGCCATGCTTGCCTTCTTTCAGTATTGGGGGCAGGATTACCCCTGTTGGGCGTAATTATTGACCGTAATCTCGCAAAAGTCTAGGATTGCGCTTGGCGAGTCGCGAAAATCTTTTTTCGATAGGTGCGATACTAGGCACAGGGGTGATGACTATGGCTGGACAAGCAAGGGTTCATGTAAGCCTTCACAATTTAATTGTTGAGGTTGAGTCGGAATTGGCGTACCCAGATCAAATAAGTGATTTGGCTAATCGCGCCATGATTGTATTCATCTCAGCAATCCAAGCCGCAAAAGAAAGCGGTGTTGATATAACAAAAGTGCCGTATGACGACTTTGATGAGGATGACGATTTCTAAACAAGCAAATACCCCGTAGAAGGGCAATCCTACGGGGTATCTGATTATGCTTGGGTCAGAGGTTGGACTTGTGAATCGAGATCATGTCAAGCCATAACTGACGGTGCTTGCGCCATCTTGCTGTTGCTGCTTTGTTATTTTCTTTTGAGTATGGAACTTCCTCAGCCTTGACTCGCTGAAGCAGTCTTAACGCATGTTCGGCTTGAATTTCTAATTCTTCAAGCGTGGCTACTTCTTTAGCCCAAATCGCCAAACACTCCAAAATCGGTTTGCGCCATTTTAATAACTGGTCACAGCAATCGTTGTGCCAAGACATACCGAACGAACCGTAATTGGTTTGTTGAACACCGTTACATTCGTAGGCGTATTTATTGGCTTTAGCCCATTTTGAAAATTCAATACGAGTTTTTGCCGCAATCTTGTATTGCTCTGTAGTTAGGTAACGCTTTCTGCCTTGCTCCCAAGTTTCTTTTGGGTGGCGTAGACTTGATGATTTACTACACCAGAGTATTGAATCACTCATTTGCTTGCCTTCCTAGATCTCCGATACTTTCAGGATCTAAGACTATTTTAGCGGATTGGGTTTTTGCGACTTTTGAAAACTAACAAATCCTTGTTTAAGTTTTGCGCGACTCGCCACGACTCGCCACGATTTTTTTAGTTTTTTTGGTTTTTCAATCTAACCAAACTTTATAGACAGCGGTGACTCTACCTTTGTTTGGATCCACAAAATGAAGCCTCTGTGAAGGCGTAGCGCTCGCCGCAAGATTGACTCCAGCGTATCTATTGTCTGATTCAGTAGAACCCGTCTGATACACGCTACCAAGCCCGTTAGCCATAGCCCACTCCGCGTGCGTGTGATAATGGCCGATGTAAACATCTCTGAACTCCCAAGGATAAGATCCTGAGCGCCACCTGTTGGCGTGTTGAACAATCGCGCCTGGACTAGCAAACCCATTGCGGCCAACTTCATCTCCATGAATCAAAAGCGCGCGATATGCGCCAATCTCAACACGCTGAATATCCTCTGGACACTCTTGCCATGATAGACGCTTCTCACCAGCGAGTAACTGGCGGGCTAATTCGTAACACATACGATCAAAGTTGTCTGAACGCGGCACATTGTCGCGCTTAGATCCGATACGACCATGATTGCCCCACTCAGGAACTACCGTGACCTTCTCATAATTGGCGAGCGCGTAACGGACAACATCAACGCAAAGTCGAGATACATTGACGTATTGCTCAAATAAGGTTGAATCAATTTCAAACGCTTGGCTAGGGAAGTTGAACAAACCCTCAACCATGTCGCCGCCAAACAATATGTAGCACTCTTTGACTGGGTGATTAGCGCGCTGGATCTCCGTGATGTGAACTGCTTTTTCAGCAAACTCCAGTACGCGGGTTCGCATTACTTCACTGTTGTATGAGGTAGTGCGTTTTGCGCCTTGCCAATCGGTCATGTGCCAAAGAGCAACTTCAGCCTTTGTCTTGCGCTTGTCTGCTACTGGGGCGGGTACGTTAGCAACTTTACCCATAGTAATCATTGCGTCATACGCGGCTTGGTGCGTTGTGCTGACTAGATCCTCTGTGCGTTCTTTGGCTTGCTTTAATTGTTTTTGAAGTCGCATTAAGGCTTGGCGCAGTTCTACAACATCTTGCGACTCAATATTTTCAGGAAGTTCAGACAGACTTTTTTCAAGGCTCATCAGTCATCGCTATCTCTAGGCCGTGTTGGGTGTAGCCCTGCTTGTCAAGCCAACTATCTTCATGCGCTGGATTTGCCACGCAACGCACAGACTTGAAAAAATCCATCATTAAAGCAACTTGCCATGCGGGTATATCGTCAATCCCTAGCAGCGCGCCCCAACCACGACCAGCGCGCGCAAAGTTTTCATGCGCTGAACCGTATTCATACTCTCTTTCTTCAAGCACTTCACTCACTTTGCGCAAGAGCAATTACCGCGTTTGTGATTGACGTATGAATCATTGCTTGTTCTGTATCCTTCACGCCTCAATGCTGTTACAAGGATCTTTGTTGAAATACCCTTGTTAATAGCGGCTTCAAGCGCTTTTAGATCCTCTGGCGGCAACTTGTCGCACAAGGCTTTCCATGCGCACCCACCGTAATGATTTCTTTCTTTAGCCAGCGCTTCTATCTCATCTTTCAATGACATTGTTTGCCTCTCCGACAATTTTGTGTTGGGGCGGTCAGGTAGCACTCCTGAACTCACCGCCCCAACAACGCAAATCGTAACGCATAAAACCAAAAACCCCCAACACCTTCCCGTATGTTGAGGGTCTGGTGTGTCGCAATTATTTCTTTTTTGGCGCGGCTTTTTTTGTTGTTTTCTTAGCCAATTTGTCTAGTTCAACATCAATCTTATCCGCAATTAAACCAAACGCGGGATCTGATGTATCAATGGCGCGAATCGCTGGCCCAATAGTTGCGGCTAACGTGGCAATCAAAAGTGCCTTCCAATCGGTCACTCCACCTGCGAGAAGGGCAAACCCAATCGCTACAAAGTGACGTGTATAAGATGAAAGTATTTCTTTGACCTTGCTGTTCATATTTCTCCTTAATGAGTTATGGTCGAGCAACGCCCATGATAAGCGAGTATGGGCGCTTCTTCAAATACACGCCATCGCCGTTTGATTGGCTACCAGCGTTGTCGCCAGCGGTGTTGCCTTCAACGCACCAAAGGTACTTTTTGCCGTCATTTTTAACAACAATGCCGACATGATCCGCCTGAGCGTCAGCGTCAAATTGAAAAAAGGCTACATCGCCAGCCTGAGCCTTGCCTACAGGAACGGTGTGATCGTATTTAATAAACCACTTTAGCCCTGCGTCGCAAGAGGCAAAACCTTTTTTACTAGAGGCCGCAACCAGTTTGACTTGACCAGCCTGATCAAAACACCAAGATACGAACATGGCGCACCAAGGTTGATTATTTAACCCGTACCACTTCCCGTACATGGTGTCGTTGTTAGTGCCTTCTTTGTAGCCTAACTGCGATTTTGCTATTGCTACTACATCTATCATTTTTCGCCTTCCTTATCCTCTGTTGGCTTGGGTTTAGATTTTAACCCGTTAGCAGACAAAATACCAGATAACGTTCCTGTTAAAAATACGCACAAAGTAGACACAAGATCAATAAACGCTGCGTCATTGGGCGCTTGCGCCATAGGTTGAGTTACAAACACTAAAGCGTAAAGCATGGCAAACACTGATCCTGAAAACACCAAAGCAAGGATTATGCCTATGACCACGATTAGGCGAGCGTGTAGTTCTTCAGGCGAGTATTTTTTACGCATTTTGCGTTTCAACATTAGGTAATAGATCCTTTGTACATTGGCCTACCGCTTCGCATTGAGGTGGTAAACACTCTGCTTTCTCCCAATTTACATACTCTTGACATGGGTAACGTGTGTATCCCTGATAGCCGCAACCAGTAAGGCTAAGGGCGATCAAGCAGTAGGCGATATATCTCATCTACTCTGCTTTCCAATCGTTTGATTGTGTCGCCTTGTCTATTCTGTTCGTCACGCAAACTAGATCCGCCGTTTGGCTTCAATTCGGACAAATAGTGCTTTGTTAAGAAGCGAACCGCAATAGAAAGCGATCCCAATAAAGTTGCGATTGCTACTGCTAATCCTGCCCAGTCTGCTGCGGTCATTTGCGCTCTTTCGAGTTATGTCCAAGTCAAGACACGAACTAATCCGTTTGCGTCTACGATCTTGGCTAGATTAGTGGTCGTATTGAGCCATGCGTCACCAATACGCGGGTTTGTAGGATCTGATGTTACAGCAGGGAATGTGAACCTTGTCGCGGTTTCTAACTTACGCAAGCGCGACTCTAAATCAGAGAACATAATTCGTAAATCCGCTGGTTGGTTTATGTAAGCCATAACGCCTCAGTTTGTAGTAGTAGTCAAGGTAAGTGTAACGCGCTCTGGGCCATTTTCTCCAGGCTGAACGCTTAACCCAACAATGCGATATACCTCATCTAGCGTATCTGGGAAGCGGTTGTCTGTAATTCTAATGCGAGCGTCATCACCAATGTTGTATTCACTCAACTCAGGCGCTTGATCGGCGGGAACAACCACGCGCATAGTGGTCGGTGGGTATGAAACCGCATTGACCTGACCAGTCGCCAAACTATCAAGGTAAGTCTGATCTGTTACATCAGAGTAATTTGCGCCTTCTTCAAGTAAAGGCCAGCCACTAGCGGTCTTGGTTGCGTCTGTGGCTATTGAGATCAACTTGCCTTCGTTTGATCCAGCGCCCAAAGCGTAGATTGTGTTAGCAGCAACAGATCCATCTTCAGGGTATGTGTATTCAACCATGTTGGCTGGTAGTTCAAATACGATTGCGTAAGGATTCGACTCAGAGTAAACAGTTCCAATACGGGGATAGCCCAACACTAAGGTCTTTGTAGGTTGCCCTGATCCGTCATACGCTACTTGGATATTGAAATCAAAACCATCTTCAGCGCGGGATAGATCCTGAAGCGCAGAATAATAAGTTTTCAATTCATAGGCGTAATAATCTCTTGATAACAAAACGCCTGAAGTTTCTACCCCCACTGAAATACCAATGTTGCCGTAAGGTGAGGATTGAGCCAGCGCTACCAAGTTTTGCGCTATTGAAAGTTGATCTGTATTAACAAAGTTTGTGTCCACGTTGATACGTCTGCGCTCGAAATATGACTCAAACTCACGCGCCGTTATTGTTAGTTTTTGTGACGCGCTGTTGTAGTCACGCCCCCATATAATTCCACCCCATACAAGAACGCCGCCTTTATCAACATAGATAGCGTTGCGGCAGGGAATGGTAGAAGTGTCTACGTTAAACGCCGCTGTATCAAGACCTGACAACAATAATTGACCCTGCCAAGTGCCAGCCTGATTTAACTGCTGAGTAAATGAAACGCCCGTAAAAGGAAGTTCAGCGATTATGTCGTTGGTTAAAAGATCTGCTAGTAAATAGCGGTATGTGTCAGCCATACCGTTACTCTACTGTATTAGTCTTTGCCGCTTCTGCTTTCAAACGTTCGTCCATCATTGCTTGATTTTCGTTTGATACACCAATTTCATAAAGGTAATCAATCGTGGGTGGCGTAAAGTTTTTGCCGTCATAAGATGAAAAACGAATAGGTGGATTTTTTCCAACCCAAACCGCTTCATCGTATCCGTTTTCTTGTACAATCAAATCAGCCAATTCTTTGTTTTCGTTAGCAAAAACCAAAGTATTTTCTACAACACCATTTTTAATAAATGAATAATATAACTCAGCCATGATTTATCTCCTTATGACCAGTAAGTAACTTGAGCGTAACCTGAACCGCCGTTGCCGCCAGAAGTGCTTGCGCCTTGGCTTCCACCACCGCCGCCACCGCCGCCTTTGTTTGCTGCTCCAGCCGCACCCGCACCAGTTGTTCCACCGTTGCCGCCGCCACTACCACCACCTGAAGGAGTAGATTGTCCAGTTATAGAACCTGCGCCACCGCCGCCGCCAAAACCGTATAGTCCAGCCCCGCCGTTGCCGCCAACGTTAGTGGTTGCGGAATCTCCGCTTTGACCAGCACCGCCACCGCCACCGTTTGGAGCACCGCCAGCACCGCCTTGACTTCCGTTTCCGCCTTGACCGTTTGTTGAACCTGCGCCACCACCGCAGCCGCCGTTTGTTCCAGCCGAACCGCCAGCAGTGCCGCCACCGCCGCCGCCAGTAGCAGTTGCTAAAGCGCCAAATGTCACGTTGCTTCCATTACTGCCTTGCCCTGTGTTTCCATTGCCACCGTTGCCGATAGTTACAGTGTAAGTAGTTCCTGGTACCACTGTAACTGCTTGTCTAACAACTCCACCGCCGCCACCGCCGCCGCCGCCGTTGTTACCGCCGCCGCCGCCAGTATTGTTTCCGCCACCGCCACCGCCGCCGCCACCAACCATAAATAGTTCTACGGTTGTTACGTTAGAAGGGGTCACAAAACTTCCAGTTGCTGTAAATACTTGTGTTTTTTGAGTTACGCCGCCACCAGCGGCAGGAACGACTGCTATACCCATGTTAGATCTCCTTATACTATTTCTACGCCTGAGATATGGAATGAAACTGTGATTGCGCTTGCGCCGCCTGTAATTGTTTCAGTCGCTACTAATGTTTGTTTCAAATCAATATAGATAGTTGAGTTTGCCGCAATAGTGGTTGTCGTGTGTAAAGATGTATTAGCGCCAGCAGTGCCCATGCCTAAAGTAAAGGTTGCTGAAGAGGCTGCTGTGTTTACTATTGCTATATTACTAACAATAGTATTGGTTGAGGCAGGTACAGTATAGAGAACGGTTGTTGTCGTTAGTGTTGCCGCACCTCTAAATAACTTTTTAGCCGTTGTTGCCATTACATCGCTCCCATCAAGATAGCCATAATAGTATCAGGTAGTGACCCGATTGAGTTAGTTCCAGTCTGTATAAAATCAGTTCCAGAATAAGTCTTGTTTGTTAATGCTTGCGATCCAGTCAGGGTTGCCACAGTTGAATCAATAGCAAGAGTAACAGAACCGCTTGACCCACCACCGCTTAATCCTGTACCTGCTGAAACGTTTGTAATATCTCCAACAGGTAGATTTGTTGTAATCAAGACACGAAGGTCAGTAATGTTTGCGTTTGTAATTGAAGTTGCGCCAGCAGCAACCGCAATACTAGCCAAAGCCAAGGACATTACAGGCGTAGAAGGAATTACAGGTGAGGCGGCTGGCGTACCAGCGATAACTTGAAATTGAACAGTATTGGATACGCCTGTGTAGTAAGCGTCTGAAATAGTAACAACAACCAAGTCAATTCTAGGGTTAGACGGATTTGCTGTAGTAACTGAAAGTGTATTAGCAGCATCGTTATAGAAATTGTAAACGCCCATGTTGGTTGTGTAATCACCAACGATTGCGCCCCAGCCAGAAGCAACCTGAACTGACATGCCTGGGCTGGCTGATTGAGTGACGCCAAGAGAAGCGGAAGTATAAGTACCGCTGGTAGCGATAATGCCCTGCATTGTGAGTCGGTCATTTTCGGCTGGGTGAGAACCGTTTTGTAACCAACTAGGTGGCGTTCTTAAAGCCATACATTCTCCTTATACATAAGCGTTGTACCATTGTACCGTTGCTGTAGTAGTTCCCACGACTCCCAATGAACCAGTCAAATAATACTGCGAATTCCCAGGTGGCGCGTCAAACCACTCTGAAGTTCCCAGCAGTAAATTACGAGCAGTCAAACCGTTCAACGTAACCAACTTATTGTAGGTGTTGATTACAAGGGTGTCCGTATTAGTAATAGATCCTGAAAACCGTAAGTATTCATTTGTTGTAACGTTACCTACGACTATGTTGGCTAGTGGCCCAGTGATCGTAACAACGGGGTAGGTGGTTGCCCAACCAGCGTTATTTACGGTTGTTGTTGTCGTTAATGAACCAAAACCGTAAACAAGATCATAGGTACGGTTATACACACGCCCAGGCGCGGCTGAAATGGACAGCGATCCTGTTTGAAGCGTTGAATCAAAATAAATACCTTCAGGGCAATAGAACTCAACCTGTGAAGTAATATAACCGTAGGTGTAGTTCGGATCAACAGTGGTTCGCAAACCTCTCACGCGCGCGTTAATAAATTGCTCGCCTGAAGGTGGTAGCAAAAAGTAAAGTGGAGTAGTGCCTGACTCTTGCGGAAGCAGTTTGGCCTGAATAGTGTTGAAATTAGTTTGCGCCGAAGCACCGCCAGCCGTAGCAAATGTGTTAAAAATTACGGTAATTGTTCTAGCGGAAAGAAAATCCCTGCCTGTGAACATACCGTCTTGATAACCGCGGTTGTCGTCTTGGTTGCGTATTTGAGGTAAGCCTTCAAGCCCGTCTACCGATTGAATCTGATAAGGCGAGCCAGCGCCACCAAAAACTATGCCGTTAAAAGAAAGTGAATAACTAGCAGTCACGACAGGCATTATCCAGCCACCACCAATCCGTATTTAGCAATACTTACGATTGTGTTACCAATATCAGCGTCGCTGGTTGTATTATTATTTGTAATCGGTGCGTTGATAGTGATGTTGTTTCCGCCGCCACTTTCTCTTAAATACTCAGCAGCGCTTAGCGCGCCTGTCTTTGCCACTCCAGCGGCAACGCTGTAGCCAGCGGTTGGAACATAAACAGGGGCATTTTTTAGCACGTCAAGCGCTTCTTTTTTAGCACCCAAAGCCAATAACGCTTCCGCAACCTCAGCAATAGCGGCTTTCATTTTAGCAATACGTTCGTTTGTATCTTTTTCAATCTTGGCTATGGCGTCATCAAAGGCTTTAGCGGTCGCAGCCAACTTGTCGGTGAGATCTTTGTCAGCGTCAGCCAATCCTTTTGCTAGGGCTGCTGCTGCTTTTTCTTGCGCTTTTTTAAGAGCCTCATCAGCGTCAGCCAACGCTTCAGCGAGTTTTTCAGCGGCTTCAGCGATACGCTCATCTCTCTCTTTTGCCGCGTCAGCCATAGCCTTTGAGAAATCTTTTGCCGCGTCAGCAAGAGCCTTCTGTAAAGTTTTGTTTATTTCAGCAGTTGCGGTCACTTGATCCGCTAGAACCTTCTCTGTTTCTTTTGTTAAAGTTTTAGCAATATCTGCTAGTGCCTTGCTTTGATCCTCTAATATCTTTGCTGTGTCTTTTGCTAGCGAGTCAGAGATGTCGGCCATTGTCTTAGCGTGATCTGCTCTAAGACCCGACAAGGTTGTAGAAAGATCAGCGGCAACTGTCGCTAGTGACTCTTGAAGATCAAGACCTACTTGGCTATACGCGGCACGCAGTTCCTCTGTCGCTAGATTTGCCCCAGCGTTCATTGTTGTAGCAAGAGTGTCTAGACCGTGAGCCGAAATAGTATCTACTTGGTTGTATAGGCTCTGAAGTTCTGCGGTTGCCTCTGGTGAAGCACCGCGTAACGCCTGAGCAATCGCGTTACCCGCCTCTGGGCCATTCTTGACTACTTCTTCAATAAATACCTGCGAGTAACCCATACCAGCAAGCGCGGCAGCGTTCTGTTGTAGATCCTTAGCACCCTGTAATTTGGCTTTAAGGTCATCTAGCAAGCCCGATACTGAGCCGCTTGACTCAAAGGCTTTAGACAAATCAAAACCTGTCTTAGAAGCAAATGCGTCACGCAAACGATCCATTGATTGCTGAACGATTGATTGGCGCTTTTCAGCGGCTTTTTTAATCAAGTCATTTGACTTCTCTTCAGCCTTGCTTCGCAGATCCGCTACCTTGGCTTGATACTTTTCCTCAACGTCAAGTAATTTTTCTGCGGCCTTCTCTTTTAAGTCTTTAATCTTGCTTTGAGTTTTCTCTTCAAGGTCAATTATTTTCTCTGCGGCTTTTTCTTTAAGATCTTTAATCTTGTCTTGCGTCTTGTTTTCAAGGTCAGCAAGATCCTCTGAGGCTTTGTCTTGTAAATCCTTTACTTTTTCTCTGTATTTTGATTCAATGTCTGCTACTTGCTTTGAATAATCCTTGGCTATATTTATTAATTCTTTTGCGTTGTTTTTGCGCGCGTCAGCGTAATCTTGTTCATGATTTTCAGTCGCCTGAGCCATTTGCTCTAGATACATAGCGTTAAGATCTATTACGCGTTGCGCATGATCCGCTTTTGCTTCAAAAATTGCTTCATCGCGTTTAGCGGTTGCCTCAGCGTAGTCCTCTTCAGCGTCAGCCATTGTTTGGTACATATCTTCATAAATTTCATGCGCTTTATCTACAAAGGCTTGTATCTTTTCTTTACGATTTTCTAACGCTTTAGCCGCTTTGTCTGCCGCCGTAGTGTCAGCGCCGCCGCCTGTTGTTGGGATCGTAGGTGGCGTCAAGTTCACAACAGATTTGTCTATTGGCTTAGGTTTAATCTTGTTATATTTGTCTAATGAAGCGCCAAATTCATTCACTTTAGCAGCCGCTGATTTGAAAAAAGCGCCTGTCTTGTCAATAGCGCCGTTGATCTCTTTTAAGGCATCTCCAGCGCCAGCCACGCCAAGCATGTCAAGACCTTTTAACAATAAACGCATTGGGCCAGTGACAAGTTTCATAATACCTGTCACTAAAAGTCCTACTGTGCTAATAATAAAAGCAAAACCCTTTACCGCAACCTGCGCAATGTTAATTACAATTTTTCTAAAGGATTCGTTCTTGTTAAAAAGCACAACCATACCTGCGGCTAGTAAAGCAACAGCGGTTACAATCAACATAATAGGGTTCAACTTTTGAAGCGCTTGCATAATCTTTTCTTGAATGATTGCGCGCTTGGTCATTAGTTCGTAAACGCCGTACGCGGCAGCGCCAACTCCTAATACAACAGCAAAAGTAGCAATCGCATTTTTGTTTTCGTTTATGA